GTCTTCCTCGTACTCTGGTTTTCCCTTCCCGTCTTCGGCCTTGCGCTCTGGAGGTTGCTCCGATATATTCGGGTCACCTTTTGGCTCTTCTACCTTTTCCGCTTCCTCAATCGCTTCATCGTCCACCGGCAAACCCACTTCCTCTAATATGGCTTTATAATCGAGCCACGTTTGGAAGAGGTCCACGTTGACCGCGTTGCCAAGTACGCTCTTGATAAGGTCTCGATACAAAGCCTGTACGGAAGGATCAACACCGGCACTCTCAAGCTTTACTCGATCTTTATATTGCACGCCAAAGTTCACCGTAACGAGAGGATTCACAACATAGCGATTCACCGTATCAAGTGTATCATCAAAGACGAGAGAGGCCATCACCGTTGCTAAGTCCGCGTGTGTATCTGCTTCGGCCTTCGTTCCAAACTGTCCTTCCGTCGCTGCCCGTTCCGGTACAAGGAGACCACGTAACATCAAAGCATCGTAATACTTGAGAGAGGAGATCATTCCTGATGCGTGTTGCCCACGTGCTTCAAGGAAGCTGATTTGCCACGCCATCAGGTCCTTTACATCCGCTCCACTTCGTAACAGGTCATCGGCAAAAGGTACAAGCTCCATTGGAATGGCGATACCGTTTCCTTTACCCAACTTCTCCAAAAGACTAAACGCCAACAACGACTTATCTCGTTTCACCCCATCTTTATCTGTACCTACTCCTGGTACGTACTGAACGACTGGTATCACACCGGACACCTTACCGTTATACGCCTCTAGTTTCTTACTCGTCTCCTTCCACGGATGATAACCGTTCTCCCTTACGTTTTCAAGATCGCTGTTCCCATACCAATCACCAGGATCACCTTCATGCGTATGCCACAAACAATAAGGAGCTTTGAGGTAGTCCTTCCCTTGCATGTTGTTCTGTTTGATTCCAAGAAAAGCTCCAGTCTTTTTGTCAACAACGATTTTAGTTATTTCCGGCGTCAACGCCTTCAACTTCCTATACGTCCAGCGTAGGTCGTCCGTCACTTCCCACACTTTCTCAAACGCCTGAAAACCAAAATCTCTTGCCCGTAGTAGGTCTTTGATTAGCCTAGGCCAAAGACGTTTCATCTCCTTTTTTACAAATTCAGTGATGTTGTCCGGCACACCCTCTTCTGACGTAACACCCCAATCAGCCGTACGAATGGGGACGTTGGCGATTGAACGACCAAGGGTAATCGTCGGATGTCTCCTCATCTTCCTATACGTCATCAACGTCGGCCTTGGCGCTGGTACAATCTCTGACGCCAACGTCCCAACATAGCCGTACATATTATCAATGTATACTTTTTGCGGTCCAGTTTGTTCCTTGGTCTTCATGCTTGGTTTATCTTCTTTTGCCATCATTCTTTATCCTTTCACCGACTTCGCTCTTTCGCCTTAAACGGCTGCACTTTACTGCCAGTCGGACGTTGAGTACCGTGAACGACACTAACAACGCCATAATTATGGTATAAAACCAATCAACCGTACTCCACATCATCATTATGCTCTTATTATCTCATGAGCCACTTGAGGTACATCTATACCAACTGAAACTCTCGTTTCCCCTTTGTACGCCCTTCTTATCCGCACTGGTTTCAAAAACTCGATCCGATAATCGTCAGCGTCGGACGCATGACTTAACTTCTTTTCCCGCTTTTCAATCTGCCCGAATTCGTCTTTTTGCAGGTTTTCCCGATCATCAATAAGCCTCTCACATCGTGGGTGGCACACCCAGTGACTTTTACCATTTACATCTCTTAGTGTCAACGACACCGCATTCAGCCGATCAACGATCATCGGGTTTGTTTTTGGAATGCGGATTCGGTATGGGTAGCCGAATTCGTCGAGGCAATTCTGCAAAATGCGTATATTGCTTTCACCCGTACCAGCCCACTCACTCCGACCAGACGCGTCACCGAAAACTTGTAGTTCTTTAAAACACCAACCCCCGTACTCCTCTTCAATTAAACGGTTAAAAAGACGCATACCCTCAATCACTGATAATCGAGGTTGATGTATTTCGTGCACTGTCGTAAAGCAAAAATCGTCAGTTTCCTTTTCCCACAATTGTCCAATCTCAAAGTGCATGCCTGGCGCAATGTTAAAATCGACGCTCATGTGCAGGACCTTGTTTTTTGCTAACCTAACGCTTTTCTTGACGTGCGTTTTCTTGTTAAATTCTGGATACACCTTACCAGCCCTAATTTGTACCGCTCCCCCTTCAAGGTACTGTACGGCTAGCGTCTTGGTAAGTCGTCTCTTTTGTCGTTCATAAAACCCCGTCTGTACCGCTACTTTGTTCTCTTTAGTCTTTGCCCTATATAACGCACAATCTTTATTTCCACTATGCATTAAGCGAAAAACGCCGGTGTTATCTCCCTCGTTAGTATAGGTAAAAATAAGCTGAACGTAATTTGCCTTTGGGTGACGCACTCTTCCTTCCAATTGCGTTAGCGCATCTTTTTTAGGATCAACTCGATCTTCTCTCCAACGTGAAGGTTCGTCGCCCCACGCTGCACCAACTTGCCAACCGGTGATCAATTCAGGTCTTTCTGCCGAACGAATCAAAATTACACTTGGATCATTCCTCATTCCAAGTTCTGGGATGATGATTGCCGGCGCCGAATATTTACCCTCAACGATCGAACCTTTTTCCTTCCATTTATAAGAAAGACCAGCTTCCTTGATTGCCGTTTCCAATTCCGGTACGCAGAAATCAAGTGCATTTGAGAAAGTGGGCGCTACGTTGGCTGACGGTACAAACGTCGGCTGGTTGTCCTCAAGATTGAAAGCGTTATGGATATGCAGCGTCGTTAACTTCCTTGCCCCGATAAACGTTTTGCCACTAAACCATCCCCCCTCAAGGCCAAGATAGAAGTGTTCCCAATCCACAGCAAAGAGCCATTGTCCACCAGGATTTGGTGTCACGCTTCCTTGTTCGTCAATCTGAATTTCTCTCATTAGTGCTTCTTTACTTACGTTCTCCTGTGCAGATAACAGCCAAACGAACGACCTATAAGGTCGGAGACTGCTTAACAGGAAACACAAGGACGACCACTCCACTGATGAGGGTCATTTTAAGTAACACACAAGGCCGCTACCTTTACTTTATCCTCCTCACTCACTGCGCCGTGCCCTTCTCCTAACGTAAAACGTGCCTACACAACAACTTAAGACGACGCAAAGTTCCAACACGTTTAGCACTCCTACTGCACAAAGCATATAAGCCATGACTTTTCCTTTCTATAATCTTCATTTCCACATACCGCCCATCGACCGCGTCAGTCCTTAAAGCAAAACGTTCACTTAAAGGCAAAATCGCAATATCGCTTCTTTTTCCTTTAAAAATTGGGTCCATTAATCGGCATTCGCACCCTAACAATTTGATCTCCTTCCAATCCTTCCTCTCCTGCCAACTTCACTAAATCCAAAGCTTGTTCGTAGTTCATTCGCCGCATCGTCATCAACCCCCGTACTGCCGCAAGTCTCGTACGTGGACTGTGTTGCTTACTTTTTGCCATGTTAATGAGAATGGTGACGCTTTTTTCCAATTCATCTTCCGGTAATGTGTAAAATTGACGGAGTGCCTTCCTAATTGCAGTAACGTCCCGTCTTGTTAGTACGCGTAGAGAGTCCCCAACCCCAATCTTTGGAGTTTGTAAGGGAGACATACCTTTCTGATTGTTTAAACTAGTTTGCGTCTCGTTGGAGTTTATTTGCGTTCCATTATTATTTGTTTGTTTGTCATCACCGTTTATTCGCTCCTGCCAATTATCCATCCTCTGCCGTCTTGTCTTACCGGTTTGCTCCTGTGCTAGTTTGTTAGGGGTGGAAGCGACGCTAATCCTTTCCCCCTTTTTCTTCACAGCTTTTCCCTTAGAACGGCAACCATCACCCCCCTTCGTAAGCGCATCTCCTTTCTCTAACACCTTACGAATCGCCCCTTCCACCGTACGTTCCGTGCACACGCCAAGGAGAGACGTCTCCACTCTGTTTCCACACGAACACTTCTCCAAGTGAAAAATCTCCGGTTTTTTATTAATCGCCCTATAATTACCTCGTCCAGTACAATTACACTCAAGCTCCAACACCCAAAACGTCTTAACGATCTTCATCATCGTTCACCTTTGCCCTCTGGTCTCCTACTAAACAAGGTCGATCCTCTAAAACTTCCGCCAATCGATTAATCGCCCTCGTACTGTTGAGAAGAAGACGCCGAACCTCTACATTAGTCAATTCGAGTTGCTTATCCTTCGCTATGATGGCGCTCTCCAAGTGCCTTTCCCTACTATTCATTCGCTCATTAAGCTTTGCCCGCTCCCAAAAGCCAACAAAAACCATAATTGCACAAAGACCAAGTGCGCCGTATTGTAAGTAGGGCACTCCATCTAGCACATTACCTTCACCCAAGATCGCCATAAGTAATCCTGCCATCGTCTGTGTCTCCTTTCGTGTTATAACCTCTACCCGTCTTTTCATACGCTTCGAGGTATTCCCCAACTTTACAAACGTTGCCTCAACACATCACCGTTGTTCGGACGCCACATAAGAGCCACACATACCACCCGTAGTACATCACCCCCTCAAACTAGCCCACACATACAACCGGTAGTATACCCATCACTTTGCCTTGTCAAACTGATGTTTCCCAAACTCCACAAAACATTAAAACTTACCTAAATTACCTAACTTAACATACCCCAACCTCTTGTTTTCGAAACCTTCCAAACCACAACCGGTGGTGGTTTCAAGCTTCCTTTATATCTAAACTAGTTTGTGGCATGTCGTTTGCTACCTTTTTTAGTAGAAATGCTCTTTTGACAATTAAATCGAGACCAACTTTTAAGAAATGCAGCAGCTATATAAATCGCACAACCCCAACCTTCCACCGCTACTACCGGTAGCAGAGAGGACCAAAGCCATGAAAACCAGAATGCAAATCGAGACCGTTTACACTCATCGTTATTACATCATCGACGAAAAAGGAGAAAAGACGCCCATTGGTGATCTCGAATTCGATAATGAGGTCAAAAGTGAAGATGTGATCCCACACAAAGAAAGACTTTATATCTCGTCACCTCACGAAGAACCCAAACTCTATAAAGCCGAAAATCACACGTGTCCAGCTTGTGGTTCCCTTCATTACTTTAAATCCATCTGGTATGACGGGGATCGTAACAATCTCGTCGTTTGTGCTATGTGTAATTGTCTCCACGGATCATGTGAGGAAACCGTCTCCAATCTTGCTGTTGCTCCTTTCTTTTGTGAGAACAAGAAAAATCGTGAAGACTACGAGAATATCACCGCCTACGACATCACGGTTCTACCCAATCAGCACACCAAGAAATGGAGACGCCACGGCTTTTACAACGTGAGGGTTGGTCGCATCACGCAGACTGGCTGACATTGACAGGATCACTACTATTTTTACCTTCTACGGAAGGTAAAAATAGTAGTGAATTGGAAAACAAACCTCTAATATAAAGGAGAATATTATGCCTACGTTTTGTAGTAAGTGTGAACTCGCTGATGTGATCACCTGCCAGAAGTGTGGCAAAGGTGTCTGCAGCATGTGTGAAGGTGGACTCATTCCCCTCGATGATGGAACCCTAGTTTGTAAGAAGTGTTATGATAACCACAAAGCGAACCCACTCAAGGGTCACATCATGACCACTCCTTCATCTGACGCCGTAGAACATTACCTCCTGCAGCCGGTCAACTTCACGCACACTCGACGCAAAGACCAAGTTGACCACATGATCAACAACCACTGGACCACCCGTTCCCGTGAAACTCTTGAAAACGAGACGTTCAAAGGTCGCCTAACACTCACCTACTACTCGATCATCTTCACGCTATTCGATGGTGAGTATGAAATCGGCCTTATACGGACCAGCAATCAAGCCGGCATTAACTCGATCCACATTTATAGTGCTGAAATTGACGGTTATGTCGAAAGTCGCCACATGGAAACCAAAGATTACAAGGATAAAGGACAAAGCTTCATCATCCTGGAGTTTTTGTCAAAACTGCCGAAGGAAGCAGAGATAATTCTCAACGATCACGACCTCGTGAAACTATTCACCTGACGCAAATAACCACAATCACACACATGGTATAAAAAACAGAAGTCATCACCCCTATCAAGGAGCTACACAATGAAAAATGTTATGGAAATCATCGACAGGAAATACGGTCGCTACATCATGTCGGCTGGCCGTCGCTACCAAGCTGGAGTCCTAGAAGCAGAAGACATCGCACAAGAGGTGACGATTCGTCTTTACGAATCCGTTACTAACGGTAGCATCGATTTAGGAAATAAGAGCCTCGTTCACAGTTTCATTTTAAGTCGCGCCATCGATCTTGCTCGTGCGGAAATCCGACAGGAGACTTTGAACCTTATAACGGAGGAGGAAGCGGAGCTTCACTCCATCAAGGCCAACGAACCTACCGTAGTTTGTAGCCGTGTTAACACTCACGATATACTTGAACACCTCAAGATCAAGCTGACCGACAACCAGTACAAGATCATCATGGAGTTAGCTTTTCCTTCCTCACGAACCCAAACTAAAACAGAGAACCGCTTAAAAGGTAAGACCTTCCGTTACATTAACTCCACCAAGGGCGATGTCGCAAAGTCGCTTAGCGTTGGTCCTTGTACCGTGTCACGTGCGGTCACTCGTGCACAAGCAGTCCTTGCCCCCGTCATCTGATCACGGACAAACGTCAATCACTCTGCTTGCTCTTCGGGATTTTCCCTCTGGTAGAGCAAGCAGGTGGTTTACTATGTCTGCCATGACCGCCGATCCCAAATCTGCAGGATCGCCCCCAAAGTGCGACGACACCGGATAAGCACCGACGTTGTGCCGATTCAACTTGACTGCTGCAAGCTTGGCGTTTTCAGTTGCATCCGGATCAAAAAACAGAAAAACTCTATCAACTCCGTCTTTCGCCAATTGGTCACATTGGCCACGTGTGACCGTACTGCCCATCACCGCATAGCTATTAGGAGTTGCAAAATGATCAAAAACTCCTTCCACCAACACCACCGACCTACCAAGTCGGTGGACATGCCTTCCATATAGCGGCTTATCAGAACCAATCATCTCTACCGTCTTTGGTTCATCCT